TCGCAGCGGCGATGTTCAATTGCATTTTTGAGGGATGGTTATGACGACGGCTAAGCATCTTGAAAACGAGCAGCTCAAAATGCTCTTCCGCGAACTTCAAGTCGCAATCGAAAAGGACGATCAGGAGATTGGGTTGAATGCGCTGCTCGCGATCGCCTCATCGACGGTCATGGCGATCCACTCGATTGCAAACAGTCTCGCGGCGGCGCATGCGCCGGAAAAGGAATGACCATGGACTGGGGGACAGCAGCACAATGGGGCGCTTTGCTTGTCGCGTTGATCGCCCTGATCCGGGGTGAGTTTCGCTCACAGGATAAGGATTACAAGGATGACCTCAAGGCCGTCGACAAACATTTCGAGGCGGTCGACGCACGGGTGGGCAAGCTCGAAACCGACATGGCCCATCTGCCTGGGAAGGACCTGGTCCATGCGTTGCAGCTGTCGATGATGGAGCTGAAAGGCCAGATGGCGGTCGTGGTCGAGCGCGTCGGCCCGATCAAGGCGGTGGCCGACCGCATGCAGGAATTGCTGCTGACTGAGGGCGTTCGCAAATGAGCCTCGCGAAAATCATCGAAGAGGAAGCGCGCCTGGTCATCCTGCGCACGCTGGCGGAAGAGCCCAATGGGCGCCTGCCGTCGTCGGCGATCCAGACCGATCTCGCCGAGCGCTGGGCGATCAACCGCTCGCGCGACTGGGTCCATTTGCAGATCGGCGAGCTGGCCAATCTCGGCGCCGTGACGGTGGTCGCGGCCGGGACGGTGCAGATCGCCAGCCTCACCCAGCGCGGCCTCGATCACGTCGAGCGCCGCATGTTGCTGCCGGGCGTCAAAAAACCCTCGCCGCCGGAGGCCTGACATGGCCGAAGGGCGCGGAAGGCTCTCTTCCATCGATCTGCTGCCTGACGAGGCGCAGGACGATATCGTCTGGGCGATGGGCGAGCTGAACCAGCGCAAGCGCACACAGGCCGATATCCTGTTCGAACTGAATGACCGCCTGGCGGTCAAGGGCTGCGAGCCGGTTTCGAAGAGCGCCTTCAACCGCAAGGCCATGCGCATTGCCGCCTATTCGCGGCGCATCTCCGAAAGCCGCGCTTTGTTCGAAGGCATCGCACCGCAATTCACGCCCGAAAATGTCGACGAGACGAACATCGTCATCGGCGAAATGATCAAGGTGCTGATCGCGGAAATGCTTGACGCGGACGCGGGTTCATTCGCGCCGAAGGACGCGATGAATTTGGCGCAGGCTTACGTCAAGGCGATTCAGGGGCAGGCGATCTCGTCCGAGCGCAAGCGCCGGCTCAATGCCGAATTCGCGCAAAAGATCGGCGAGGCGGCCAAGACGGTCGAGAGGGCCAAGGGCATCACGGCCGACACGCGGAAAAAAATCATGGAGCAGCTCGGCATTATCCAGAAGGCAGTTTGAATGGGCGCGCTCGTCACCGAAAAGGACATTGTCGCCGCGCGCGCCATCACGGAAGCCGAGTGGAAAAAGCTGCGCGTCGAGAGCCTGGCGTCGGGGCCGGGCTTCGATCCCGACGCCTCGCTCGACAAAATCCTGCTGCCCTACCAGCAGAAGCTGTTGCAGACGGTCGCGGCCTGCGACGTCACCATCATCGAAAAATCGCGCCGCACGGGCGCCACCTGGGGCGTCGCGGCCTATGCCGCTCTGACCTCGGCGTCGCAGCGGTCCGAGGGCGGGATGGACTCGCTCTACATCGGCTATAATCTCGACATGGCGCGCGAGTTCATCGACTGCTGCGGCATGTGGGCGCTGGCCTTCAACGATGCGATAACCGACGCCGGCATTGCCGAATTCATGTTCGACGACGGGCCGGACCCGGAAAAGCACATCAAGGCCTTTCGCATCCGCTTCGCGTCGGGCTTCGAGATCATCGCGCTGGCGTCCAAGCCGAGATCGCTGCGCGGCTTCCAGGGCTTTGTCATCATCGACGAGGCGGCCTTCCATGACGATCTCGAAAACCTCATGGCGGCTGCGCTCGCCCTGCTGATCTGGGGCGGCAAAATCCTGGTCATCTCGACCCATAACGGGACGGACAATTACTACAACACGCTGGTCAAGATGGCGCGCTCGGGCGAGCGCGGCTATGGATTCGCGCGCTTCGATTTCGACGACGCGCTCAAGGATGGGCTTTATCAGCGCGTCTGCAAGCGCACCGGCAAGGTCTGGACGCTCGAAGCCGAGGCCAGCTGGCGCGCGGCGATCATCAAGCAATATGGCGAGGCGGCCGACCAGGAGCTGTTCTGCATCCCCTCCGAGGGCTCGGGCTCGTGGCTGTCGGCCGCGCTGATCGAGGCGCGGGCCAAGCCGCTCATTCCGGTCAAGCGGCTCAACGTGCCGCCGGGCTTCACCTTCTGGCAGGACCATCTGCGGCGGCAGTTCATTGAGGACTGGTGCGCGCGCGAGCTGCTGCCGATCCTCAGGACGCTCGACCCGGCGCTCACCCATTTCATGGGCGGCGACTATGGCCGCATCTCCGATCTGACCGTGCTGTGGATTCTCGCGATCACGCGCACGCTGCGGCGCGCCACGCCGTTCGTGGTCGAAATGCGCGGCGTTCCGTTCGACTGCCAACGCCAGGTGCAGGATTACATTTTTGAACGGCTGCCGCGCTTCGGCGCGTTCAAGGGCGACGCCACGGGCCTCGGCTTCGCGCTGGCGGAAGCCGCGCAACAAAAGCTCGGCGAGCTGCGCGCCGAGGCCGTCATGCTCAATGTGCCCTGGTACAGGGAGAATTCGGAGCCGGTTAAAACCGCCTTTGAAGACGACATGATCGAGATCCCGGCGGACGCCGAAATCTGCTCCGACCTGCGCCTGGTGCAGGTGCGCGGCGGCGTGCCCTTCATGCCGGCGCTGAAAAGCGGCGTGCAGAAGGACCGCCACGGCGACGCGGCGGTGGCGCTGATGCTGGCCTGGGCGGCGACCAGGGCGCTGATCCTGGCCTACGATTACGAGAGCGTCGGGACCTTGCGCGCAGGCCTGAAGGCCAGCGACGATCCCGACGCCGACGACATCAACCTGCCGCCGGAGGGGCTCTATTGATGCTCGAGCGTCTCTGGTTACTCTGGCTTTCGGGATGGATAGAGCTGAACGATTTTCCATCGCCGGAGGAGCGCGCCCTTCTTTATCCCGGTGAAAACTGGAAGCCGGAACGTATCGGCCAGATCATTTTCGACTGAGGCGAGCCATGAACCCGAACAGCAAAGACATGATCGCCGATCAGGATCACGCCGGCATGCATGGGCCGAGTCCGATTCTCGGTCCCGACGGCCTGCCGGCGCAGCGATCCTTGTCGCTCAAGGAAAAGCAGGAGCTGGCCGAGGAGGTCGCGCATCCGGAGCTGATCGGCACGCGCATCTTCTGGGACCCGTCTGTCGCGTCCGGCCTCACGCCGCAAAAGCTCGCGCAGCTGCTGCGCGGCTCGATCCGTGGCGACGTCCGCTATTATCTCGAACTCGCCGAGGAGATGGAGGAGCGCGACCCGCATTATTTTTCCGTGCTCGGCACGCGCAAGCGGGCGCTCACCCAGATCAAGCCTTCGGTCGAACCGGCCTCCAAAAGCCCGCAGGACGCGGCGATCGCCGCCGAGGTCGAGGCGCTGGCGGCCGAGCCGGCCTTTCGCGACATGCTGCGCGACCTGGTCGACGCTTTCGGCAAGGGGTTTTCCTGCGTCGAAATCCTGTGGGCCGAGCGCGCCGGCAAATGGGTTCCCGGCGGCTATATCTGGCGCGACCCCAAATATTTCACGTTCGACTATATCTCGCGCTCCGAGCTGCGGCTCGCCGACTTCACCACCATCGACGGCGTGGCCCTGCCGCCGGCCAAATTCATCCGCCACCTGCCCAAACTCAAGAGCGGCATTCCGATCCGCGCCGGCCTCGCGCGCATCGCGGCCTGGTCCTATTGCTTCAAGAATTACTCGATCAAGGATTGGGCCGCCTTTCTCGACGTGTTCGGCATGCCGATCCGCGTCGGCAAATATCACCCGTCCGCCACGCCGGAGGAGCGCCGCAAGCTGCTGCAGGCGGTGGCCTCGATCGCGGTCGACGCGGCGGCGATCATCCCCGAAAGCATGATGATTGAATTTATCGAGGCCAAGTCGACCGGGCAGGTGACGTTCGAAGGCATGGCGCGCTATTGCGACGAGCAGGTTTCCAAGGCCGTGCTCGGCCAGACCATGTCGACCGATGGCCACGCCGGCGGCCTCGCCCAGGCGAAGGTCCACAACCAGGTCCGCATCGACATCATGGATGACGACGCCGACCAGCTGTCGGCGACGCTCAATCGCGACCTGGTCGAATGGTATGTGCGGCTGAACTACGGCGACTCGACCAAGGCGCCGCGCCTGGTCTTCCCGGTGGCGGAGCCCGAGGACATCGCGGTGCTGGCCGGCGCGCTCGCCGCGCTGGTGCCGTTGGGCCTAAAGGTTAGCCAGCAGCATGTGCGGGAAAAGATCGGCGTGCGCGAGCCGATGGAGGGCGAGGAATGCCTGACGCCGCCCGTGGCGCCCGCGCCGAAGGACCCCAATGTCATCAATGACGCGTCGAAGTCGGCGTTGAACCGGAGCCACGCGCCGGGCTGCCCGTGCGGTTGCGGCCTCTCCCTCAATGCCGAAAGTGCGGCGACCGAGCCCGACGTCATCGATCGCATCGGCGCCGACGAGGCGGACGATTGGGAGCCGCAGCTTTCGCCCTTTATAGGCGCAATCAGGAAGGCCGCCGCCAAGGCGTCGAGCTACGAGGAGTTCATCGCCGCGCTCGATGAGCTTGCGGCGACGTTCGACATGACGCCGCTTGCGCGGCGGCTGATGATCTCCGCGATGAAGGCGCGCGGCTTCGGCGAGGGCTCGGGTCCGAACGGCAGACTCGATGGCTGACGCCTTCTCCTCCGACCTGTTCAAGAAGCCGCCAGCGGAAGTCCTGCGCTATTTCGACAGCAAGGGCGTCAAGCCGACGTTCGACTGGCGCGACTTCTCCGCAGAGGAGCACGCGCATGCCTTCACGGTTGCAAAGTCGGCCGGCTACAACATCGCCGAAGACATTAAGGAAGGCCTTTCAAAGACCCTGCACAATCGATGGGACGAGGACGTTTTCATTCGCGAGATTGAGCCGATCCTGCGGGCCAAGGGCTGGTGGGGCAAGAAGGTCGACACCGATCCACTGACCGGCGAAGAGAAGGAAGTGCAGCTCGGCTCGGTCCGGCGGCTGAAGACCATCTACTGGGCCAACGTCAACACGGCCTACGCAGCCGGCGAATGGGAGCGCATCCAGCGCACCAAGCGCGTGCTGCCCTTCCTCGAATATCTGATCTCGACCGCCGTCCATAAGCGCATGGAGCATCTCGCCTGGGTCGGGACGATCCTGCCGGTCGATCACGAATGGTGGGACACGCACTACCCGCCCTCGGCCTGGATGTGCCAATGCCGCGTGCGCCAGATTTCCGACGCGGAGGCGGAGCGACGCGGCTATGACGCCGACAATCCGGACGAGCCCGAAAGCTTCGGCGTGCAGGATTACGTCAACAAGCGCACCGGCGAAGTCTCGCGGGTTCCGGTCGGAATCGATCCGGGCTGGAACACCAACCCCGGCAAGACGCGGATGAAGGCGGTGAGCGATTTTTTGACCGGCAAGCTCGACGCGATGGACGAGAACATGCGGCGCATCGCCGTCGAGGACCTGTCCAATTCGTGGCTGATGCGCATGATCCAGTCGGGCGAAATCCGCTACGACCCGAAGAGCGCCGAGGCGGCCAATCTCGCGCGCGGCCAGATCGAAGCGCCGATCGCCGTGCTGCCGGCGGCGCTGGCGGAGGCGATCGGCGCGAAGTCGCAGGTTGTGCGCTTTTCCGTGGCTACCGCGACCAAACAGTTGCGGCCGGAAAAGGGGCGATTGCATTTCACGCCGAGGGATTACGAGAAAGCGCAAAAGCTGATCGATCGCGGCGAGGCCATCCGCGACCCGGACAACCGCACGATTGTCTTTCAAGGTTTGATTGAAGGCGAGGCGTGGGTCGCCGTAGTGCGTCGAGCCGCCAGTAAGCCCGATGAGGTGCGCCTGGTGAGTTTGACGCGCAATCCGGCCAGGCGCCTGAAGGCGCGGCGCGAGACCGGAGAAATCATTCGAGGGGGAGAGGAGTGAGCGGTCGGAGGGCCGACACCCCCTCGCAGCGCATGGCTGGCACATCGAATGTCTCGACCGCTCGGTCACAATATAGCCCGGTGGCCCCGAAATCTCAAATCGCGCGGGGAGGGGTCGTGGAGCGGCCTCGCCAGATTGCGGCCTAGGTTGGACGGGGCGGAACGCGAATCGCGCCCACGGCCTTCAATGGGCCTTTAACGGCGATGTTTCCGGGGAGGCTGAGGGAGCGGCGGCGAAGGCGCGGCGGCTAAGGGAAGGCGGACTGCTGTCCCCCTGAATTCGGGATCGTCCGACAAGCGATTGTGGCGCCATGAACAGCGCCCACGCAAGCTTCTTTTTAGCCCTCTGCAACGAAACGGCCCTGCCGGGTTTCGGCGCGGCGCTGGCGTTGAATTTCGAGGGCGATAAGCCTCTTCCGGAATGGGTTGAATTGCTTCCGGCCGGCTCACGTCTCGAAGGTCTCGATGGTCGCGAATGGACGCTGGACAATCCCGAGGCGCTTGTCGCCGCGTTCAACCGGCGCGGACTGACGCTGCCGATCGATCTGGAGCACGCTCAATTCATCAAGGCCCCCAAGGGTGAACCCGCTCCCGCCTATGCGTGGATCGAAGAGCTGCAGATCCGCTGCGGCAAAACCATGGGGCGCGTCTCCTGGAACCAGAACGGCGCCAGCGCCGTCCGCACGCGCAAATATCGCTATCTCTCCCCCGCCTTCTCCCATGACGCCCAGGGGCGCGTGACGGAGCTTCTGGGCGCGGGCCTGGTCAATCGACCGAACTTCCAAATGGCCGCACTCAATCACGAGGCTCCTCCCATGAAAGAACTGCTCAAAAAGCTCGGGCTTCCCGAAACGGCAACCGAGGCCGAAGGCATCGCCAAGGTTTCCGAATTGCAGACCTCGCTCAATTCGACCCAGGTAAACCTGGTCAATTACGTGCCGCGCGCCGATTACCAGCTGGCTGTCAATCGCGCGCAGGCGGCCGAGGAAGCACTCACCGCCCGCACCAAGGCCGAGCACGATTCCGAGGTGACGCGCCTGCTCGATGAGGCGGTCAAGGGCGGCAAGATCGCCCCGGCTTCCAAGAGTTTCTATCTCTCGACCTGCGCCAGCGCCGAGGGGCTGGCCGCGTTCCGCCAGTTCGTCGCCGACGCGCCGACCCTGTTCAAGGAAGCGGTTCAGCCCGGCCAGGACGGCCCCGCCGGCGTTGCGCTCAACGCCGAACAGAAGGCTACCGCCGAGGCCATGGGCTTCGACGAGAAGGCCTTCGCCGACTTCATCGCCAGCCAGAAGTAAGGACAGACCATGGCCGCTCTCACCGCCGGGCGCTTGCCCAAGGTTTTGACCGATCGCACGCTGCGCCGGTTTCCCGTCGCCGCCGGCGTCGTCTGCTGGGAAGGCGGCATGGTCGCCCTTTCCGGCGTCGGCGCCGCCGCCGTCGCCGGCCCAGCGACCCTCGCAGCGGGCCTGAAAATCGTCGGCGTCGCCGATGGCACGGCCGACAATCGCCTCGGCGTCGCCGGCGCGATCTCGGTCGACGCCGCCCTCGGCCCTTACCTGATGAACAACGACCCGGCCGACCCGGTGACGATCGCCGACATCAACAACGCGGTCTACGCCACCGACGACAACACGGTTTCGAAGACCAGCGCCTCCGGGACCAAATCGCAGGCGGGCACCCTCTTCAACATCGATCCCTCGGGCGGCGCCTGGGTCACCTTCGCCTGATCCCGGACATTAGGAGCCTTCAATGCCTCGCATCATTACGCCTTCTGTCCTGGACGCGATTTTCCAGGGCTTCAACTTCCAGTTCAACGGCGGCCTTAAAAGCGTCGAGCCGACCTGGAAGCAGGTGGCCATGCCGACCACCTCCACCGCCGCCGCCGAAAACTACGGCTGGCTCGGCCAGATGCCGCGCATCCGCGAATGGATCGGCGACCGCGTCGCCAACGCGCTCGATTCCTTCGGCTACCAGATCAAGAACAAGACGTTCGAGTCGACCATCACCGTAAAGCGCGAGCAGATCGAGGATGACAGCTACGGTCTGTTCGCTCCGCTGTTCACAGGCTTGGGCGAATCCGTGGCCCTGTTTCCTGACGAGTTGGTCTACGGCCTGTTCGCGGCGGGCTTCACCAGCGCTTGCTTCGACGGTCAGAACTTTTTCGACACCAACCATCCGGTGAAGGACGCCAACGGAAACGTCACCTTCGTTTCCAATGTCACGAAGGTGGGTTCTCCGGCCAACGCGCCCTGGTTCCTGCTCGACACCAGGAAGATTGTGAAGCCGCTGATCTACCAGAGCCGCCGCAAGTTCGAGTTCGTCGCCAAGACCAACCCGAACGACTCCGACCGCGTGTTCATGCGCAACGAGTTCACCTACGGGGTCGACGGCCGCTGCAACGCCGGCTACGGCTTCTGGCAGACCGCCTATGCGTCGCAGGCGCCGCTGACCCGCGCCAATTTCCGCTCTGCGCGCGCAGCGATGCGCAACTTCAAGGGCGATTTCGGTCGTCCGCTGGGGATCGAGCCCAACCTGCTCGTGGTCGGTCCGTCGCTCTACGACGTCGCGGTCGACCTGATCAAATCGAAGTTCCTGCCGGTCGCCGGCGCGCCGGGCGAACCCGTCCTGGTCGGCGCGGTGGGCATGATCGACAACACCGACATGGGCTCGATCGAAGTGTTCAAGTCGCCCTGGCTGGCTTGATTGGCCCCTTTTGAACCGGATTTGAAAGGAGCTTTCCATGGCTGACCAAACCGATCCCGGCGCGGCAACCGCGCCCGCGAAACCCGCCAAGGGCAAGGGCGCAAGCACCACCGCCGACGCGCCGGTCATGGCCGGCGCCGAAGGCGAGATCGTCAAGGTGCGCGGGCCGGAAGACGGCCGGTGGCGCGGCGGCCTCCAGTTCGGCCCGATCGAGCGCGAGGTCGATCTCTCGACCCTCACGCCCGAGGACTGGGCCGAGATCGAGGCCGATCCGTACCTCAGCATCCGGCGCGATTAACGAGCTTCGCGCGGTTCCAACCCCGCGCGGAGAACCGCCTCTCCAGAGGCGTTTCCTCCCTAGACTGCCGGGGCTTCGGTCCCGGCTTTTTTGACCAGGAGCAGCTCCGATGCCTTACGCGACCGAAACCGATCTGCGCGTGAAATGGAGCGACGAGCTGGTCGACCTGCTCGCATGGGACAACACGGCCAACGCGGTCAACGCCGCGCGCATCGCAGCCGCCCTGACCAACGCCGGCTCGATCATCGATTCCTATCTGGCGCGGCGCTATGCGCTGCCGGTCAATCCGCAGCCCGACGCGGCGGCCTTGCTGACCAATCTCAATTGCGACCTCGCCGTCGCCCAGCTGGCGATCTCGCCCGGCACGCGCAGCGACATCGTCGCCGACTCTGAGAAGCGCGCGCTCGCGTTCCTGCGCGATGTCTCGGAAGGCAAGGCCGCGCTCAATCTGATCCTGCCGCCCTCGGCCGGCGCGCCGATCTCGCCCGGCGAGGCCGTGATGATGGCCAATTCCGGCGATCAGGCCTTCGAACGCGATTTCTCCCGCGACCGTCTGCGGGGCCTGTGATGGACGGGATCGCCTTCAGGCTCGAAGTCACCGGCCTTGACGCGGCGCTGGCGCGGATCGCCGCCGCCGGCCGCCTCGAATTCTACGAGCTGCTCGACGGCCTCTCGCGCCAGGGCGTGGACCAGACCAAGCGTCGGATCGAGATTGAGAAGACCTCGCCCGAGGGCGCGGCGTGGCCGAAGACCACGGACGGCCGCGCGGCGCTCTTCGTCGGCGGAACCCATCTCGCCCGCTCCATCGATCACGCCGTCTCCGGCGACGCGGCGATCTGGGGCTCCGGCTGGATCGGCGCGCGCGTCCACCAGTTCGGCGCGGTCATCAAGCCGGTCAACGCGCGCTTTCTCGCCTTCACCATCGGCGGCCAGAAGATCTTCGCCAAGAAGGTCACCATTCCCGCGCGGCCCTATCTCGGCGTGTCGGCGCAAAACGCCGTCGAGCTGGAAGAGACGGCGGCCCGCTTCATCGCGAGACATCTGCAATGAGCGCGACCATCCCGCAATTGCGCGACGCCGCGATCGCGGCGCTCGCCGCCGCACTGCCCGGCGTCAATGTCGCGGCGCATGGCGGCACCTTCGACCTGGAGGAGATCAGGCGCTACGCCACGCTGGCCCCGGCTGTGCGCGTCTGCATCGTCGGCTGCGAAGCGGCTTCGACCTTCAACGACGGACGCCCTCGGCTGCCGGTGCATTTCGCCGCCGTGGTCATCACCAAGGATGCAATTAACGCCGGCGCCAAGGTCGAGCGCGACGTCGCGGCAGTGGCGCTGGCGGGCGCGATCCAGCTCGCGGTCAACGGCAACCGCTTCGGCCTGGCCGGCGTGTTTCGTCCCGAAAACCTGCGCGCTAAGAACGAATATTCGTCCTCGTCGGACTCGCTCAATGTCGCGATCTGGCAGGTCAACTGGACCTCGTGCCTGCTCGTCGGCGAGGCCGGCGACGAGAGCGTCACGAGCGCCATCGGCGCGCTGTCTGAGCTGTGGATCAACGGCGTCGCAATGGGTTCGGGCGAGGAAATCCTGCCCGACGTCCGGACCGGCGCGCCGGCGGCGCCGTTCCTCCCGCCCAGCCCCTTGGGAGACGATCGATGACGCCGCAGGAAAAGCTGCAGCTGCAGGAGACGCTCGACGACTTCGCCTACCAGCTGGCGGAGCTGGGACGCAAAATCCATCTCGCCTCGGGTCTCGCCGGCGTCGTCAAGACCTACGATCCCAAGACGCACACCGCGACGGTCGATCTCGGCTACGAGACCCACGCCATGCCGGTGGGCGATGACGAAGGCGACTTTTCGCCGCTGCGCGAAGGCCAGCTCATCCACGTCTATGCGCCCTCGGGCGATCTCGCCAACGGCTTCGTCAAGCCCGCCGGCTATTCCGGCCAGGCGACTCCGCCCTCCACCGCCGCCGATGAAAAAGTGATGTCGCTGCCCGGCGGCGGCGCCTTCCGCTCGAAGGCCGGCAAGGTCGCTCACATCGAAGCCGGCTCGATCGCCAGCCTCAAACTCGTGCTCGGCGACGCGACCTACACGATCAAACCCGAAGCGCTGCAGCCATCCTGAAACGGAGACCGAAATGCCCGTGCTGAATCGTACTCATCACCTGCCCCGCAACAAGAAATACGGCAACCCGAGGGACCTGCCGACCGCGCAATACATCGTGGTCAAGCCGGTCGAGAACCTGCACGTCGCCGGCGTCCAGATCGCCGAGGGCATGACGGTCACCCTGACGGAAGCCGCCGCGCGCCACTGGCTGCGCGAGGGCGTGATCGAGGCGGTCCCCGCCGAGACGCCCGACCCGTCGCCCGGCGAGACGCCCGACCCGTCGCCGGAGGCCTGACATGCGCACGGGACTGGATCGCAACACGGGCGAGGTGCTGGAAGGGTGGGACGAATGCGCCCAGTCGATCGGCGTCATCGGCTCGACCGCGATCCTCTCGCTCGTGCTCAACCGCCCCTTCGGCTCGGACTGCCCCGACCTGGTCGACAAGCCCGGCAACGCCAAGTCGGTGGGCCGATATTTCACCGCCATCGGCCGCGCCCTGCGCAAATGGGAGCCCGGCTTCAAACTCACCCGCGTGCATCTGCGGGCGCTGACGCCCGGCCTGGCCGAATTCCAGATCTCCGGGATCTTCTATCCCAACGGCCATCTCGGCGATTACTCCAATCCGCAGGGCGTCTCCGCCATGGTCTCGACCATCGGCCTCATTTCGGTGAGGGCCTGATGTACCAGGTCATCAACCTCGCCAATTTCCCGGCGCCCTCGGCGGTGCAGGTCTGGTCCTTCGACGCCATTCTCGCGGCCACGCTAGATGACGCGGTCTCGCGGCTCAACGCCGCCGGGATCGCCTATAATGTCCAGACCCTCAAGGGCAATCCGCTCAACTTCATCCTGTCGGCCTATGCCTATCGCGAGGGCGTCGTCCTCCAGCGCATCAACGACGCCGTCGCCTCCACGTTTTTGGCCACGGCGACGCAAGAGGCCGACGTCATCCTGCGCGCCGGCGACGTCAATATCACGCCCGCGCCCGGCGAGAGCGTCGCCAGCCTGAAGCGGCGCACCCAGCTCGTGTGGGAGGCGCTGTCGATCGGCGGCACGTACGGGCGCTATCAGTCCAACGCGCTCGGTGGCGATCCGGTCGGACTGGCCGGCGTCGCGGTCTATGGCCACGAGCAGACGCCTGTGCCCAAGGGCGAAGTGTGGATCGTCTGCCTCGGCTCCAACGCGAGCGGCATTCCCTCGGCGCAGACGCTCGCCGCCGTGAAGCTCGCGACGGCGGCGCGCGCCCTGCGTCCGGTCAACGATTGCGTCAAGGTCATGCCGGTCAATCCGGACGCCTATTCGATCGACGCGACAATCATGCTGCAGCCCGGCGCCGACGCCGCCGCCGTGGTCGCCGCTCAAAGGGCCGCGCTGCAAAAATTCTGCGCGGCGCGGCAGGTCATCGGCGGCCTGGTGACGCCGAACAACATCGCGGCGGTGGCCGGCTACAACGCCGCCGGCCTGATCAACGACGTCGTGGTGCGCCAACCCTCGGCGAACGTCGGCGGCGATGCGTTTACCGCGCCCGTCCTCACCGGCATTCACCTCGACTGGAAGGTGGGCGCATGAACGGCGACGATCTCCTCCCGCGCAATGCGACCGCGCTCGAGCGTTCGATCTCCAGCGCCGGCGCACGCATGCTCGATGTCGATACCGACGCCATCCGCATCGCGCGGCAGCCGGCGCGGTGCAGCGCGGCTTTCGTGCCCCTCCTCGCCTGGGAGCGGTCGGTCCATTTCTACGATGCGATAGAAGCGGGCAACCGAGGGCGGACTGAAAGCAGCTTTGAAGACCATTGCAGCTATGGCTCGCCGCAAGCGCTCGAAGCCGAGATCGCGCTCGACACCGGGCAGTCGGTTCAGATCGTCGAGTACTTCGATGAGCCCGGCCTTGAATGGCCCGACTTCGTCGTCGCCAGCGTGATCGAGCCCGGCGACCCGCTGCCTGACATGGACGCGCTGCTCGCCTCGGCCCTGACGCGCAAGAACGTGCGCGACTGGCCGCTGCCGCGCGTTCTGGCCCGCCAGCCCGTGGGCGCCTGCTTTGTCGGCGGCGCGACCGGCGTCGTCATCACCGCGAAAATCCTTTCCGCCGTGCCGCCCCAGCCAAGCGCCCGGATCGGCGCGGCGAGCGGCGTCATCATCACCGCTACAATCCTACCCCTGGGCAGATCATGACCGACGTCTATTCGACTGTACCGACCAGCTGGCTCCTTGCCGCCGAACAGGCCTTCGCCGCCGGCGGCGCGGCGATCGATCTCGGCGGCGGCACGCTCAAGGTTGGCGACGGCAACGGATTCACCCCCACGGCGTCGCAAATCATCGCCAATGGCGGCGTGCTGCACCAGGTCTGGCAAGGTCCGGTCAACGGCGGCGAGCGCGACCCCAGCAACGCGCTGCAGATCAACATCAATTGCCTGATCCCGACGGTGGACGCCTCGGGCGCCGAGATCGGCCCGTTCACCGTGCGCGAATTCGCGATCTATGACGCGAGCGGCCATCTCGCGCTGGTCGGCACCACCAATCTGCCCAAGAGCACATCGGCTCAGGGCCAGCCGACGGCGCTGCAATGGTGGGCCTGCTATGCCGCCGCTGTCGCCAATTCGGTCACCGTGC